AATCATACCTTCACCATCAAAGAATGGCAGTTCTACATCATCATAACGATCTTTGAGTAGAGTAGATGCATCACCACGAATTTCTACTAGTGCAGCATCATTCCATGTAGATACTTTTACATTCCAATCACCTGTAAAGATATTAGGGTCATCTGCTTCTACCCAATCCATTACAGCATTCAAGGTAAGTTGCGCATCAATACCTTCATCATCTTCTACAATATATTTAATACCAGCTTGCGGTTCTGTTAGAACTTCATTGTCATGAAAGTATGTCATCAACGGAACTTCACTCTCTGCTGTATCTTCTTTATCACCAGCAAAGAATTCATTATAGGCAATCCATCCACCGACAATAGCAGTGAGTGTAACACCAACTGCACCTAATCCTAAAAATAACATTATATAATCTCCTAATAAAATTTGTTAGGACAGTTTGCGGACCCTATAGGATTCGAACCTATGACCTACCGCTTAGAAGGCGGTTGCTCTATCCAGCTGAGCTAAGGGTCCGCAAACTGTCCTAATCTATACTATATCTATTGACCTGACAACATAGTGATAATAACCATTACCATCACTCGATCACCAATACGATAACGTTTATCTACAACAGTGTTACCATACTGACCTTTCCATTGATAGTAAATCGTATAGTTATCTACTACAGATTCTACACGGTCAACATATTGAATAGAACAACGTTTCTGTTTCTCGTAACCGATAATACGAGTTTTATCAGCACGACCTGCTTCTGCTGCAACTACACCACCAATAACTGCACCTGCTGCTGCACCTTCATCTTTATCTGTGATTGCTTTACCAAACAGACCGCCGATAATAGCGCCACCCAGAACTTCTAGTCCTGTAGCACCTTGACCTTGTACTGTTTCATAGATAGGAACATCTACAAAACTACAAATGTTTTTACGAACAGGAGTTACCAGTTCAATATAGTTAGGTGAGACAGATGTAATAGTTGCATAGACAGTATCATCCGCCGCTGCTTTGACAGGAATAGTTAGGGCAAGAACTGCCCCAACCAAACCTACAAGAATATTACTTTTCATAGACATATTCCGATTCGGTGTAGATTGGTCCCGGAACTACAACCTCTGTCATAGAAGTAGGACACACCTGATGTGTATGTAGACCACCAGCTGCACCAGAACCAACTGCTGCGCCGACACCAGCACCGATCATAGACATTGCAACATCACCATCAGACAATACTGCCAAACCAATACTACCAGCAATAGCACCAAGAGTAGCATAGGCTGGAACTTCTGGTGCATAGTAAACTACATCTGCACATTGATTAAGTTGTGGGTATGTATTTACTGCGCAACCTGAGAGTGCCAGCATTGACACTCCACCAATAATAACTGCTTTCATTTTATTTAAATTCCTACAAGAGTGTGATAGATATCTTCCCAGCCCGTTACACGCTGGTCAAAGTCGAACTGCCGATTATGAGGCAAATCAATCATGAACGAATCAAGACCAAGTTCTTTACCCAACACAGCATTTTTATACTTATCTTCTACCCAAACACAACCTGTGTTACGGTATTGCTCAAGTGCATCATCTTTATCTGCACCAGTATCAAGACAGACAAGTTCATCAATTACAGTTTCACCAAACAGGGCATGAAGGTTCTGTAGACGTGCTTTGTAGGCATACTTGTTCAAGGACATAGAAGTAATAACACGCAGAACATAACCACATTCTTCATGAAGTTTCTTTACATATTTGACTGCATCTAAATGCGGGGTGAGATATGCCATAGCAGCAGAGTTGTTAAACTCACGAACCAGACCTTCACCTGCTTCTTTATTAATAAAACCATAACGTTTCCAGATAGCATATCCGGTATCGTCTTGTTCAGTGTAACCACGTTCTGCCATAAACTCTTTGAAACCAAAGAGCCAGTCCAGCAGAACACCGTCACAGTCAGTTAGAATTACCTTATCGGCAATATTACTTTTCATTAGTCAGTTGCTCCATCAATATCTACAGCGTATTCATCTACTTCTGTAACGTTAAAAAATGTTGATTCATATTGAAACAAATCATTATAGTTCTTTTCACTTACCATATAAGGTGAATGCTGAACCTCAAACTCAACCCGATTATGTATACGTTCAGAAAGATACTCATCAGCTTCCCAACGAGTATCAAAAACGTTTACAGCAGGATTGGGATCAAGATAATCCACAGATTCAGTAACTTTAAACATCTTCAATCCTTTTCAACAAAGAAGTCTTTGGTCAACCAACGGATATCACCAGTTTTAGGAGAACCTAGCAGCAGTCCCTCAAAAGTTCCGGGACGCTTCTCAAGAACTTCCCATACGGCACCATGCTCTTGAATACGTTGCTTACCTTTTTTGGTAATGCCTTTTAGATTAATTGTTTCACGCATCTTCAACCTCTTTAATCATACATTGCACTTCAATGCCACAGGACTTCATACGTTGTTCAAAGTCACGCATAAACTTCTTTGCTTGACGATCAGAAGTGATTGGTTCAAACAGACCAAAACGAATACCGTTACTGACTGCATCACGAATTACAAAAGACTTCTTTTCCATCTGTCTTATTCCTCAATAAGTGCTTTAAAGTCTGCAATCATACCTTCACAGGCAGCAATTGCACGGGCACGATCAACAGGGTCTTCAATCTGCTGATACTCAGCAAGGTTCGATTCACAAGCAGCAATGTAATTTTGAATCTGTTCAATCATAACAAGTCTCCTTACAGGATAGTGGACATTTACAGGATAGTGGACATTGCGTTACCACCATATACAACAGCCATGCGCTTGCTTTTCATCTTCTGCACGATAGCGTTTTTGGTGTAGGCAATTTCATCACCGTCATCATACTGGACAACAACAGTAGTGTCAACATCACCGGGGTAGGTAAATACATCAGTGATTACGCCAGTAACACCTACTGGCTTTGTGTTTACATACCAGACTTCCATACCGATGTTGATCATTTGTTTTCTCTCTTTCTCTGTCTTACATACTTAATATAGTATCTTTGGACGGAGTTGTCAAGTACCAATTTGGACTTTTACGAGTTTTTGTCCACTTTGCAAACTTAGATTTTTCTGTGATATAAAAGTCACGGTAGGCAAGCATAGTCTGCGGAACAGAACGTTTGAGATAATCGTCCATACACTGAGGGGGTGGAGTCCATCCACCAGTCATCTTCATAGACTTAGGTGGCAGTTGTAGGTAAGGTAGAACATTAACTGCTGTGCCATGCTGCTTACCATAGCGATATTCATACTCATCAGCAAGAGCATTCATCAAATCTTTTGCCCAGCCATATTGCTCTACAGACTGACGAATCCAGATATTAGATGGATGCTTGAAGTGAACTGCCTTGTAGAGTGTATGCTCTAGAACAGGGTCAGGATGAACATAGTAGTCTACCATACGTTTGCCAGAGATAGATGGACGGCGTGTCTTCTCACCATCTAGCATACGATGTGCAGTAGAAAGCATTTGTGCAGTCTCTAGCAGCATCTTGTGAACATGCTGGTCACAGTGCATCTGTGCTGCTGTGATAGGGTTTGGATCAAGGTAAAAGATATTCATGGTGTATTCCGTTTTCTATTACGTTTATTACCATACCCTAATCTACGCATGATGTCAAGTCTTTCTTCATCAGTATATTTGCGCCACTTAGCAATCTCTTCTAGAGTGCGACCACAACCCTGACATTTACCTTCATTTATTTTACATAAGGATACACAGGGTGTTACGAACATATTTTCTTTCTTAAATTAAGTTTGGTTGGCCCGCCCAGATTCGAACTGAGGACAGCTCCGTTATGAGCGGAGGGTTCTAACCGCTGAACTACGGGCCATTAATAAGTTTGGTGCGGACAGTGGGACTCGAACCCACAAGGCCAATGGCCGACGGCTTTTAAGGCCGTTGCGTATACCTAGTTCCGCCATGTCCGCATAAGATTATTCACACAAATCATCATATAAAAGAGTATACTTCCTATGAATGCTTTTGTCAAGAGAAAAGATTCTCCAAAATACTTTTGCTAACATATTTCTTCTCCTTTAGTTTATAGATGGATAATACATTATATAGATACGAATGTCAAGGAATAAAAAGACCCAGAGAATGTATATATTCCCCGGGCCTTAAAGTAAACTTATTATAGACTATGATTTAGGACTTGTCAAGTATAAAGTTGTTCCTCTAAATCTTTTATTGATTTACCCAGATATTCTCGTTTCAATTTCATATGTCTTACCACTTTATCTCTCCCTTGTTTAATTAGTTTTCTTTCATAATGTTCAAGTTCACGATAATCTTTTTTCAAACGGTCGATTTGAGAAACGAGCATATAATGCATTCCTTCGGTTAGTTGATATGATTACATAACAAATCAGTCAGGGGGCATCAATTTTGGGTAAACCTCCTTGACTAAAGCAGCTGAAAGACCTTTGAAGGGTTTTTTGTTTTTCATCTGCAATACAATCTTAGCATCCTCTGGATGGATACCTTCTAAAAGATTAATGAAAATAGTTTCTCTCTTGATAGGACGAATGTTTTTACCTTTCTGTCCTACAAAGTAAGCAAAGTCTCTTGCCTTCCTCAAAAGGTTTGAGGGGCAGTTATGGGGGTCACAGGCGGTATATGGCGGATCACCCTCTGGCAACAGTAATTTGATATTGGAATTGTAGCAGCCTTGAATGACTGACTTAAGAGCAAAAGAATCGTGCTTCCGTAAAAGGGCAATCTTTTCTTCTTTCTTTTTGGTTGCTGCTACTTTTTGCAGAACCTCAAAAACATTCAATTTAATCTCATTCATCATCGTCTCTTTTCAAATGTTTCGCATTAATCCGACACTGGATATATTCATTAAAGTAATCATCCCTTAGTAGCACATTATATTCAAACTGATATTTTGCTTCATAGTAAGAACAGTCACCTTTAGTTTTACAGAACCTTAAGATTTCTCTGTAGTATTTATCACCACCGACTTCTTGGACTTGCTCCTGAAGTTGTTTGTTTGAACCATAGTAACTCTTCCAGTCAGACTCTTTGGTAACATACTTTGTTTTAGTTCCACCAGCCTTGGTCTTTACCTTGGTTTTCCTGCGGTTCCAGAACAGTTTTTTACCAATGTACTTCTGGTTAGTGTCTAGGTTTTGTATCCTGTAGACGAACCCTACAAACTCTTCTGGAGCATGTTCAGGATCATACTCACCAAATTCATAATACCAACCATAATATTTCTCAGACATATAAAAAAATAACCCCAGTGTGTTTCAACTGAGGTTACTTATATTAGTCACAAAGACATCCTGCATCATATTCTGAAATCTCATCATCGGTGAGTTCAGAACCACAATAAGGGCAGTGGTTAGGTGGTTCATCATAGATTAGATGAACTACACTCTCTACTTCGCAGGTATCACAGATAATACGATATTTCATCGTTCTTCTACTTTCGATGCAAGAAGAGCATCTGCCCATCTTTCATTATAGGACATAGCATTTTCAAAGGCAAACTCTCTGCCTCTAATACGAGACAGGAACTGTCCAGCAACTTTACCCATTTTACTATTGCCGACAACTTCCTTTTTGTTCTTAGATGGAAAGGCATCTTCTCTATTAGAAGTGCCAATTAGATAAGCTCCTTTACCACCTTTAGGAACAATAAGAACAGAGTCTTGGTCATACTTTGCACCAAGCATTTTCAAATCCTTTTCAAGATTACCTGTGTCTTTTAGGTCAACTACAAAGAATGATGGTTCTGTAACTTCTTTAGCATTGACAGTTCCATATTGCTCAATATAGTTCCCATCAACAGAAGTTACACCATAACCTTTGTTTCTCAAATAACCTTTAAGTTCTCGGTTATTCTTTTTGTTTTCTTGTTTAGACCTATCATCACGGAATGTGGTGATAGCACCCGTAGTATGATCTTGGGTGTGTCCCCAAATCCTAGATAGACTGGATTCATTCATATCCATAAGAAAAATCCTTTTAGTTATAATTCTTAGACAATAACATATTATATAGAAATAGTCAAGACTCTACTAGATATGATCTAGAAGTCAATCTCACAGGCGCCACCAGCACAAGCTGCTGCACCTAGTGTATCTACATCAGTAAACTTCTTTTCTGACAACTCAGAAATCCATTCTACTTGAGTGTAAGACCGTTTAATCTTTTCCCACTTATGCACAAGATATGCATCTTTCAAACAATACTCAGTTTTCTTCAAATCACCTTCAAGGTATTTATCAGCAAATGCTGTAAACCTACGCACCCAATCTTTCTTCAGTGTGTTCTTAGAACTTTCAGCAGAGATATCTTCACCATATCCCTGTGCAGTCATACAACCCATCCAAAGGTCATCAAATGCCTGTAGACCATCTACAACTAGACCAGATGCTAATACAGCAGCCACTCCATACTTTTCAACCATTTTCTCAGCGTCGAGAACTTCAGTGTTTGGCGCTTGATTGAAATCTTTATCGCCAGAAGTAGACAAGAAAGAAATACCAGCAAAGTTATCCCTATTGCTATAAACATATTCAGCAACATCATCCCAATCCTCTACTAGAATAGTATTAGAAACGTTATGTGATACTGTAGGGTCTGCGCATAGTTCTGGATTCTTACCAGTGTTTACCCAATGCTTTTGTGCCTTGGCAACTAAGTCAAGGTGGTCAGTTCCAATAAGTTTATCTTTCAGAATAGAACCTTGCTTGGGTGTAATAGGGAACGAAACAACAAAGTCAGTTCCATTAGCAGACCATACAGAGTCTTCTACCATGTTAGGGTTAGTCTTAGCAATCAACTGTGCAACTTCAGAGTCTTTGTTCAGTTGAATGTTTCTAATGTATTGCTCAGAGTGTTCAGCATGAATTCCGCTTGCAGTGCCAAGGAGTACAGAAGCATTGCCAGAAGGCTTAACACAAGTAGTCCGAGCAGCAGCATTAATACCAAGTAACTCAGCAACTCTTTTATTAGTTTCTTTAACAATCTCTGCACCCTTTTCTAGAATCTTACCATCAAAAAGAATATCAGGATTATTCATCCATCCAGTGATAGACACACCAAGAAGTGCTTCACGGTCAAAGATTGCTTTTGTTGTATCAGGCAAGTATGTAAAGTCTGTATATCCTGCCTGTAGTGTGCCAAGAATAGCACCAGCTTCACATGCCTTGTAGAATGACTCTTCATCTACACACAGTCCACCGTTAATCTCTGTCAGGTTACAACCCTGCCAACCAGACTGACCATCAATCTGTGGGAACATACCAATCTCTACACATGGATTAGTTGTATGCTCAGTAGATTCTACAAATACAAATCCGGGTTCACCAAACTGTTTGATATTATCCATGATGTGCATGAACTGCGCTTCACTTGTTTCTTTACGCACGATCACAGCAGAGTTATTCGAGCGAGCACGTTGTGGGTTTTCATTAAACCAATTACCAGTTTTCGCCTTCATCATTTCTTCGTCGTCCGGAGAAAATAAACAAATGGTTGCGGAACGACGTACACCACCGCTCAGAACAGCGTCTGCACAGTGCATAGCGATATCGTATACTTGTATCGGGCGAAGGGCCACAGGCTCCTTGCTAGACATCACAGCGCCTTGAAGGAGGTATTCAATACGATCTAGCGCCATCCGTAAACCTTCAGGGCCAGGAGCCTTAAATCCACCAGAAATTTTAGCGCCTTTTGGGCGAATGTTAGTCAGGTCAAAAAATACTCGGCGACCTTCGAACTCGGGATTTTTACTATCGCCAACAAAATAAGAAGACATTAAAACGTCAAGAGCGGAAGCCCAACCTTCAATAGAATCTTCTACAACATAACCTTTAGCTTGTTTCTTGCGTTCTTGCACATAAGGCAGCTTATCAATATGATGTCCCTGGACCGAAAAACCTGCACCAGCGCCACAAAGAAGGATATAAAAAAACTCACCAAAAAATTCTGCACGATCAACGTAAGAAGATGTGCAATTATACATTTTCATTTGATGTTTGAGTAGTTGATCTCCACCAAACTGTAACGCTCTTTGAGCGCCTAAAACTCTTTTTTCTTTATAGGCGATGGACGCCTTCAAAAACTCTTCCTCTAAAACCTCCGTAAACTTATCTTTATAGTAACCTTTATGCATTGCCATGACACGGTCGACAGATTCTTCCCAACCTTCATACCGATCTTCTTCATCAATATAACGAGAATACCCCTCGTAAAGTTTAGCTTCGGACATAAAGTCACGCATGTCTAGACTATTGCTAATGGCCATAGAACTTACCTCTTAAAAATGTGTGTAAAACCGGAATGGGTTTGTTACTTATATTAACCTGATTTTCTGCTAACAAGCAAGTTACCAGAGCAAGCATATCTTACAATTTCTTTATCGTAATTAGCTAAAACTTCATGCATTACATCTTCATCAAAAACCAGTATTTGTTTTTTCTCAGGAGTTTTCATTAAATCATAAAATGGAAAATAAATTTCCCCCGAGCCTTCAGGAACATCTAAATAAAAAACAAAAGATTTCCATTTTTTAAATAGTTTAGCCTCAGTTTGATGATGATGGGGTGCGATATAATCGTCGCCTTTTAAGGAATGCCCCCAAAAATTATCCATCTTGATAACTGCAAAATCCAGAGATTTAACAATTAAATCAGAAAGTTTATTAAATGCTGGAGTATCGGTATGATAATTGGTCATGGTTCCCATTATAGGAGTTTGCCTATTCATCTGATCGCCGATTTTAATAATATCATATATAACATCTTTAATAAGCTGATCATCGATATCTAAAAAAGCTTCTTTGATACGACCATCATCAGTCAATTTAGTCCACATTATTTACTCTTTTCAATAGCCCTTGATCCAAACCAGAATGAAATGATAGCAGCAAAGATTGCTTGAGATTGCTCATCCCATATCACATCTGAAATATCTGATAATGATTGTCCACTACTTAGGGCTTCCATAACCAGAACTGTTTTATAGAATAAGAAAAACCCAAAGAAGCAATAGGTGATGATTGGCCTGACGCCTTTCTTCAGCCCTGCAAAAAACCCTGTTTCTTTGGAAATAGCGATGTCATGTTCGATCAAGCGCTTATGCTCTTCATGAGCAGCCATGTCTTTTTGAAAATCAAACTCGGCATCTTGCATCGGCATTTTAATTTCAGCAGATGCTTTCATCTTGGCTAACTCATGTTTTTGTTCTTGCTTTTTATTGATTGTTTCTAAAATTTTTGGGGCGAATGAAGTTCCAAACCCTAAAAGAGAACCAATAATAGCAAACATGAGATTATTCCTATTCGACGTTAAAACATATGCTTATCTTTTTACCATCACAAGGATCAACAGAATGCCATATTTTAGAATCAAATAGAATCAAATCGCCTTCTTTTGCATCATCTAAAACGATTTGCTCTGGTCTTTCTTGGTCTCTCGAGTAGAAAACTGTAGTATTAACGTTTTCTAATTCAAGCAGATAGATTCCCGAGAGAAGAGAATCTCCATGATCATGAGGAGAATGATATCCGCCATCCTTATAGTTTTGATGCCAGAATT